GGAGGTGGTGCCTTGAGATTCTACAAGAAGCAGAGCTGGGAACGCAAACGGGCGGCGATACTAAGGCGCGACAAGTATCTATGCCAGGAGTGCAAGAGGTACGGACGCAGTGCATCGGCCAACACTGTGCACCACATCTATCCACTGGAGGAGTATCCGCACCTGGCCTTTGTCAGCGACAACCTCATCAGCTTGTGTGCAGTATGTCACGAGAGGATGCATGACAGACAGACTGGCGATCTCACTGAGCGCGGCCAGCAATGGATGAGGCGGAGGTCCCATCTTGTCACGCAGAGACACCCCCCTCCGATCTGAAAAACGCAAAAGCCGTCAGGGACCGGCGGGGGGGAACCCGTTCCAATAGAGCGAGTTCTGGAAAAAGTTTTTTGGGGAGGTGAGGCGAGGTGGCGAAGGTGCCAACTCAGGAATCCATTAAACGAAAAACGATTAGAGACATGAAGGAGCTAGGCGTGCACAAACCCCAGTTTAACAGACTAATTGACATTTATGCCGGCCTTGTCCACCAGTACCTCATAGCCCTAAAAGAGTTTGAAGCTAGTGGCTATGTTTACGAAGTGGAAACGGCTGCCGGGGGGTCAAAGAAATCCCCCATTGTTGCAACGCTAGAAACCCTGCGGAAAGACATACTCCAATACTCAGATCGCCTATGCCTGAATCCAAAGGCATTTGAAACTGTAACAGTTGAGCAAGAATCAAAATCAAAGTTAGCGAGTGTGCTGAGTGCCCTCGAAAAGTAAATCAAAGAACTATGACATAGTACTGGAGTATGCACTAAGCGTGGTTGAAGGGCGCAAAATAGCCTGTAAAGAAACCCGGGAAATGTGTGAGCGGTTTCTACGGGACCTGGAAAACCCGGCTTATGACTTCCGCACGAAAGACCCAGAGTTTGTAATACAAATCATTGAAAAAACCTTTGTTCACCAAAAGGGCGAAGACATGGAGGGGCGACCATTAAGAGGGCGTCCTTTTTTATTGGAACCATGGCAAAAGTTTGTTGTGTATAATCTCTTGGGTTTTTTCCACAAGGGAACAGAGTTAAGGCGGTTCAAAGAAGCCTTTATCATGCTCGCTCGGAAGAACGGCAAAACCCCATTCGTGAGCGCTTTGTCTTGGGGGCTGGGCTTGTTAGAGCGCAAGTCTGGTGCTGAAATTGTTATCGTGGGGGCGCTGTTGAAACAGGCACTTCAAAGTTTCAATTTCCTGCTTTACAATATTCGCCAAATGGGAGAAGAGAGCAATTTCCGCATCTTGGATAATAACCAGGAACACTCCATATACGGAGAGCTTGGCGAGGGCTACATGAGGATCGAAACAATCGCTGGCAACAGTGACCGTATGGACTCGCTCAATACCCTTATTCAAATCCTGGACGAGTTGCACTTATACAAAAGCGCCAGTCAATATAACACTATAAAAGAATCTGGAAAGGCGTATAGAAATAGTTTGTGCATAGGTATTACAACCGCAGGAGATAACCCGAACAGTTTTTGCTATAATCGTATGAAATATTGTCAAAAGATATTGGATGGGATAGTAAAAGACGAACAATATTTTGTATTTATTGCAAAAGCAGACGAGGATCCAGAAACAGGCGAAGTAGACTATACTAATCCTATTGAACATGAAAAGGCTAACCCGAATTATAATGTATCAGTATCAGCGCAAGAATTGATGAATGATGCAATACAGGCCCAAAATGACCCCCAACAAAGGAAATCATTTTTAGCTAAATCACTTAATATTTATACTAGTTCCATGAAATCATATTTCAACATTGATGAATTCAGGGCCAGTGACAGAAAATATAATTGGACCATAGACGAACTGGCTAAATTACCGATTGAGTGGTATGGGGGTTGTGACTTGTCGAAGCGCTTCGATTTAAGTGCCACCTGCTTATACGGAACTTATGGAGATGTGGACATAGCTATCACTCATGCCTTTTTCCCCATTGTCGCAGCACATGAAAAAGCAGACGAGGATAATATTCCTTTGTTTGGCTGGGCTGACAGTAATTTGTTAACAATGACAAATACCCCTGTAGTCGATTATCAACAGGTGGTAAGGTGGTTTTTGGATATGCAAAGCAAAGGGTTTAAAATCAAGCAAATAGGACTAGACAAGAAGTTTGGCAGAGAGTTTCACCTTGAGGGTAGAAAAGCTGGCTTAAGGGTGGTGGACGCTCCACAGCTTTATTATCTAAAAAGCGAGGCATTTAGACATATAGAAGCAAAGGTTAAGGATAAAAAATTCTACTACCTGCATTCGGAAGCGTACGAATACTGCGTGGCTAACGTTAGGGCCGTAGAGCAAACAGACGATGCAGTAAGATACGAAAAAGTAATGCCAACTATGAGGATAGATATATTTGACGCAAGTGTATTTGCTTGTATGCAAATGTTAAAAAATCTAGCTAAATCTGGGACAGCCAAGAAATGGCTGCAGGGAGGTGAATAGATGGGTTTATGGGATTTTTTTAAGAAAAACAGAAGAAGGACACGAGCAGAGCCAGCTGCTTTATGGCTTTTGACTGAGGGACCGTTTGAAACTCTTAACATTCCTGGTTACACCAGGTTGTCAAATAATCCAGAAGTTAAAATAGCCGTTCATAAAATAGCTGAGCTCATTTCGTCTATGACTATTCATCTGATGCAGAACACCGATGATGGCGATATTCGGATTAGAAATGAATTATCCCGGAAGATAGATATTAATCCCTACAGCTTAATGACCAGAAAAGCCTGGATGTACAATATTGTCTACACTTTGCTCCTGGACGGGGGAGGCAACAGCGTAGTATTCCCCAAGGTCAGAGATGGTTTGATTGTCGAGCTGGTACCGCTTAAACCTTCCGGGGTAAGTTTCCTAGAAACAGATATGGGGTACAAAATCTTCTATCAGGGACAGCAGTATGACCATGATGAGGTTTTACACTTCATTATCAATCCGGACCCTGAAAAACCATACAAGGGTACAGGCTACCGGGCAACACTCAAGGATATTGCCAACAACCTCAAACAGGCTACCGCAACAAAAAAGAGTTTTATGTCGGGGAAGTACATGCCTTCGCTTATTGTAAAAGTAGACAGCTTAACAGCAGAACTTGCTAGCGAAGAAGGGCGAGAAGGTGTTTATCAAAAATACCTTGAGTCCAGCGAGGCAGGGCAACCTTGGATTATCCCGGCAGAATTGTTGGAAGTGGAGCAAGTTAAGCCGTTATCTTTGAAAGACATTGCTATAAATGAAGCTGTTGAAATAGACAAACGTACAGTAGCAGGAATCTTCGGAGTGCCGGCTTTTTTCCTGGGTGTAGGCGATTTTAAGAAAGACGAATATAACAGCTTCATCAACACGACACTTCTTCCAATCGCCAAAGGAATTGAACAAGAACTTACTCGGAAACTGTTATATAGTCCTGACATGTACTTCAAGTTTAATCCTCGTAGCTTATATGCCTACGACATAAAAGAGTTATCCGGAGTTTATACCGACCTCTATGTCCGAGGCATTTGCACCGGCAATGAAGTGAGGGATGCTCTTGGCATGTCACCTATGGAGGGATTATCTGAGTTGGTTATCCTGGAGAACTATATCCCACTAGATAAAATAGGCAAACAATTAAAACTTATTCAGGGAGGTGAGGATGATGGACAGGAAGATTAAGCAGACCCGGAGCTTGCAAACAGAACTCAAAACAAGGGCAGAACCGGATGGCCAGGACGACATGTGCATCGAGGGATATTTCGCAGTATTTGGCCAGGAGACAGAGCTCTGGCCTGGTGCTTTTGAGGAGATAGCGCCCGGAGCTTTTGACAATACTCTGGGAAACGATATCCGGGCATTAATAAATCACGACACGACTTTCGTCCTGGGCAGGAACAAAGCAGGCACTTTGGAACTGAAGGCAGACAGTCATGGGTTATGGGGCCGGGTGAAGATTAACCCGAATGATACTGACGCAGTAAACGTGTATGAGCGGGTGAAACGCGGTGATGTTGATCAATGCTCATTTGGTTTTAATATCCTCCAGGAGGAAACGGACTGGCGGGATGATGGAACCGTCAAGTGGATCATTCGCGAAATTGACCTGCACGAGGTGTCTGTTTGCACCTTCCCGGCTTATGAAGAAACTGGGGTACAAGCCAGGAAAGCCGAAGTTGAGCAACATCATGAGAGGCAGTTGGAACAGAGGAAAAACAAACTTAAGGAGAGGATAAAATGCTTAAACAACTGATGCTCAATAAAAAAATTGAGCAGCGTAAAGCAGAGCTTGAAGAGCTGCTCAAGCAGGAGCAGGGACTGAAAATCCGGTCAGATGAACTTGAAGCGGCCATTGAAGAAGCGAAAACGGATGAAGAAATGGCTACGGTTGAAGAAGAAACGACAAAGCTGGAAAAAGAACAGGGGGAACTGAAGGAGAAGAAATCCAAGCTCGAGGATGAGATTGCTGAATTAGAGAATGAGCTGGAACAACTTAAAAGCAAAGAGCCCAAAAATGATCCTCCTCCGGCGAATCCGGAGAGAGGCAAAGAACAAGGAGGAGAAGTGCGGATGAAAAGAGGATTTTTTGCCGGTATGAATAGGGGCGAGGTTGATGCCCTGATTGCCCGGGAAGAAGTAAGAGAATTTTTACAGAGGACCAGGGAACTCGCGACACAAAAGAGAGCTGTTACTGGTGGGGACCTGTTGATCCCCGATGTAATGCTTGGCCTTTTGAGGGACAACATTGCCTTGAGCTCCAAGCTACTCACCAAGGTGAACTACAAGCCCCTAAAGGGGACAGCTCGCCAAAACATTACCGGGACAGTGCCGGAAGCTGTGTGGACTGAAATGGTCGGGGCACTTAATGAATTGGAGATTAGCTTTAACCAGGTCGAGGTTGACGGGTACAAAGTAGGCGGCTTTGTAGTAATTCCCAATTCTACCTTGCAGGACAGCGATATTAGCTTGGCTTCGGAGATTTTAACCCAAATATCCAAAGCCATCGGGATCGCTCTTGATAAAGCGATACTTTATGGTTTAGGCACTAAACAGCCCTTGGGTATCGTTACCAGGTTAGCTCAATCTTCCGCACCTGACGGATATCCTGCGAACGCTCCTGCTTGGGAAAAGTTGAGTACAAGCAACATTAAAAAGCTCACCAGCACCGGAACAACCCTGATTGGCGATATTATAGAAGCTTTTGCCGCATGCAAGAATGATTATTCAGAGGGCAGGAAGTTCCACGCCATGAACAGCGTCACCTATGCGTATTTGATGGGCACGTTGCTAAACTTTAACGCAGCCGGGGCACTTGTAACCGGTATGCAGAACCAAATGCCGGTACTGGGCGGTGATATTGTAATCCTTGACTTCATGCCTAATTACGATATTGTCAGCGGCTACGGCGACCTCTACCTATTGGTAGAACGGGAAGGCACCGTCCTCGCAGCTTCCGAACACGTGAAGTTTATTGAGGATCAGACTGTATTCAAAGGCTTGGCGAGGTATGACGGGCTGCCAGTTATCGCAAAAGGGTTCGTGCTGATGAATATTAAGAATACAAATGCTACCACCTCTGCCACCTTTGAGTTTGACTATGCCAACACCGGCCTCGGCGAGTTGACGGTAACTTCTGAAGCGGGGACTTCCGCTGGCGACACTAAAATCAAAGTAGCTGGGCAGGAAGGAACGGGAACTACCTTGGCTTATAAGACCGGTATCGACGTAGCAAAAGTTTACACAGGTATGAAGAAGACAGCTGCATGGCTTGGCTTCGGCGATGAGCCCAACTTTACAACTGGTGTAAACCTGGAAGGCCTGACCGCTGATCATCTCATTACTGTAGTTGAGTTTGATGCTAAGGGCAAGGCGATCAAAGCTGGTGTGGCCAGGATTGTAGTTAACACTAGCTCATAGAGTGATAACGATGGACATTAATCTGATTGTAACTATGGTCAAGGCACGCATTGGGCTTAATGACCGGATGCTTAAAGCGGACATTATCGCCGCTATAAAGGGGGCGATGGGATGGTAATGCAACGAGGGTTTTTATCCGCGGCACAACCATTTAGCGCCGAGCATGGTGCCTTGGATTTGATTAAGGCCAGGTTGGGCATCACATCAACTGTTAGAGACGCATATCTAACCGCCATTATCAACGGCGTGGTAAAAGAACTGGAAGATGAAAAGGGGTTGGTGCTAGATGGTGCCAACCCTTATCACCTCATGTTTGTTGTAGATTTTGTCACCTGGCGGTATCAGAACCGGGACACGCCCGAAGGTATGCCTAGACACTTGCAATTTCGTTTACACAACTTGATCATATCGGGTGGTGGTGCCAGTGACGTTTGACCACGAGCTTGTCTTGGTTAGGATAGAGGCTGGTGAAAATGACCTGGGCGATCCAATTATAATCCGCACCGAAAAGCCGGTATTGTGCGACGTGTTATCGGTAGGGAGAAACGAACACTACCAAGCGGCCGCTCATGGTTTGAAGCCCGAACTCGTTTTTGTCGTCAACCGCTGGGACTACGAGGGTGAGAAAGAGGTGATGTTTGAGGGCGAAAGGTATAACGTCCTCCGCACCTACCGGCCCAAGACGGCTAAAGGTTTGGGAGACTTTGAAACCGTGGAGTTGGTTTGCGAGGGGGTGGTCAATCGTGGCAATGCCTAAAAGTGTTACCAAGGTGAGAAAAGACGGAATTGAGTTTGTCTCTAGCGTGGACCGCGTCCAGTATACGATTATGGAACTGTCTAGAGCTGCACTTAGGGATACTGCGAAGTTGTTGCGTAATCGCATCAAAAGCATGGCCCCCGTCGATACCGGAAACCTGCGCCGAAACGTTGGGTCCTGGGTCCGCAAGGCCGAGGATAGCGATGTCCCCTATCTGCAGGTCGGTGTCTACGACAAGGAGCGGGCCAGGAAAAAGGGGTTGCAGGACGCCTACTATGCGACCTGGCAGGAGTTTGGAAACAGCAGACATCCGGCAGCCAATGGCAACAGAGGCTTTATCCGGCCGGCAGTGCAGGATAGCATCGAGGACATCAGGCGAATCCAGGGCCAGTACCTTTCCGAGGTAGAGAACGAGAACAAGGCCTTGGGGCTGATAGACGAAGAGGAGGAGGTCGCCGATGATTGAGCTTAGGAGAGCCCTCCACTCTTACCTTAGGTCTATCCACCCCAGAGTGTACTTTCAGCGGGCGCCAGATACGGCGCAATTTCCGTATATAACGTATAGCTTTGAGATGATTCCAGACGGCGAGGGTTTTGAATTGGTTGTGCTAGATATTGACGGCTGGGACATGCCCGATGATGGTGATACAACCGGCCTAGAGGGTTTAATGTCGGACGTTAAACGTAGCATGGACAAAAAGACGTTAACCACAGATGACCTGGTGGTTAGTTTTTATTTAGACCGGAAACTGGCTTTGGAGGACGACAATCCGAAGATAATTCGCAGAAAGTACGTTTACCAAGGTCGCATATTTGAAAGGGGAGATAACTAATGGCTTTGACACAACAGCAAGTTGAAAACATCCAAATTGACCACGGGATTGTGTTTGTCAATTACGGCGAAGAAGACCAGAAACAGCTTGGGCCTACGCGCGGAGGCGGAGAATTTACTGTTACAAAGAACATTCGTGATATCGAGTTTGACGGCCGCAAAGGGAAAACGAAAGGTTTGCAGGTAGTAGATGAGATTGACGCTCAGCTCACCGTTACGCACCTGGACGCCAGTCTGGAGACGTTGCAGCTGGCCATGCCATATGCGCAGTACAATGAAACGGAAAAAAAGATCACTTGCAGCAATGACTCCGTTGGCATCATCCCCGAGGAAGCGTATCTCAAGAACGTGACCATGTTCGCCAAAGTGGTCGGCGGAGGGTACAAAAAGATCACCCTTTACAACGCAATGAGCGAGGCGGATTTCACTCTCACCGCCGCACCGAAAGGCGAAGGCGAGATGCCGCTTGAGGTCTACGCTCACTGGGACCCCATGAATGATACCCAGCCGTTGTATGAGATTGAGGACGTTGCCTCTATTGCTACTGGAGACATCGAGCTTCCGACAGTTGTTACTACTGTGCCTGCCCACGAGGCCGATGACTTTGATGCAGCCGACAGCCTGACCGCTAAGTTCAGCGAGGACATCCAGGCGCGGGACATCAACGAAAGCAACTTTACACTGATCAAGGTGGATGATAGTACTGTTGTTGAAGGCGAATTGAGTTATACAAGCGGCACCAGGACGGCAACATTCAAGCCGGAGCCTAACCTGGATGCGGACACAGCGTATATTTGGATGATCGCTAATGTCCGAGACAGGGCTGGCAACAAAATGGCGAAGGTAGTTGTCAACTTCAAAACCGCGGCGCAGCAATAAAGAGGTTGTAGGGCAGGGGCAACCCTGCCTACTTCTTTTAGGGAGGTAGTAACCCATGATTACAATTGAACAAGGCATGAAGATCAGCGCTATTATTGATAAGCTGGAGCTGAAGATGCCTGACCCCAATAAAGGGCAGGCATTTTTTGGTGCCGAACTACTAATGCAAGTGCTTGCAAAAGCCCATAGAGCCAAGACGGAGATTTACGACTTAGTCGCCGAAGTTAAGGGCTGTACGGTTAAAGAGGCCAAGGCTGTTAACCTGATGGAATTTATCAAAGAGTTAGGCGAAACCGAGGGCATAAAAGATTTTTTATCCTCTGCTGCTACGTCCCAGGTCCAAGAATAGCAGAGCTGCTGTCGGGGGTTTATCATCCGTCTCTGGTTAAGGGGCTCCCGATAGGTTCTGTTATTTCTTACATCAAGCACGCTATGGAAAAAGAACAGGAGGAATATGTCTGGGAGCTGTGGAGCAGCGCCTATCCACTCATGGCAACCGGACTGGTTCCTTTCAAACCGCTTGGAGAATTCAGGCGGGAGATTTTGAAGCCTCACATCAAGTACAGCAACAAGTCTTCAGAAGAAGTCATGAAAGAAATGCTGGCCGTGGTCGAGGCCTACGAGAAAGGGCGGTGAGGGTATGGAAATTTTTAGACTCTTCGGTTCTATCTTCATAGAGAACGAGAAGGCTAACAAGAGCCTTCGGGACACCGAAAAGCAGGCCACAGACGTCGGCAAGACTCTCCAAGAAACGACCAAAGCCGCGATCAAGTTCGGTGATGAGCTCGGCAAACGCCTGACGGACGTCGGTAGTAAGATGACCAAGGTCGCAGGCATCCCTCTTGCCGCCCTAAAAGCGGCCATGCTTGGCCTGGCCAAGACCACCGCCGATTATACAGCTACCGTGATGGATAATGCGCGTGTAGTTGGGCTAAGTGCCGAGGCGTATCAAGAACTACAGTACGCCATGGCGCAGTCGGGGCTGTCTCAAGACGATTTCGTCAGGATGATGGGTCGCGTGAACCAGCGCATTGGTATGGCCCGGCAGGGTAACGAGAAGTACCGCAAGAGCCTGCAGAACTTGGGCATTTCTCTTGAGGACGTGGATAAGGGCTTAGTGGGCACCGAAGAGACCTTCCTAGCCATGATTGACTACCTCCATCAGATGGAGGATTCCCAGCAGCAGGCTGCCGTGGCCGGCGACTTCTTTGGCGTCATGCTGGCCAGGAGGATGATGCCCCTAATCAGGGACGGGGCTCAGTCTGTCGAGGAGCTGCGCCAGAGGGCTTACGAGCTTGGCCTTGTAATGGATGATTTGGCTATTGCTAAGGGTGATTTGCTAAGTGATACTTTGGATGACCTAAGTTTCACAGCCAAGGGCCTTGGTCGGATCTTCGGCAGCGAGATGCATGCCCCAATGATTAACATCGCTAACGCAATTACAGACGTCATATCGGGCATTAGCACCTGGTTAACCGAGAAT